TGACAAAAGATATGATGATAGTGTATTAGATAGAATTAGAGCTGTAACTGAAGGAGATATTCCCGATCCATGTAAAAGATTGTGGATGGCGGTGTTTTAAGGGCTGTCTTAGATGTTCTTCATTATAGGGAGTCTAGTGAGGGAAGGATGGCTTATAAGTATATTCAAAAGAGAGGATGGAAAGTTGGTGGTTGGTGTTGGGTAATTGAGCATATTGGGATATCTAATAGTTGTAAGATAAGAATAGAAGAATATATAGAAAATAAATGGAATGGGAAACTCTAGACTTGATGATAAAAATTACTTATTTATTTTCAATTTACTTTGTGGCGTTATCGGCACTTTGCTTTATCTCGGATATAATCAGATTACGGATGCTATTGCTGAGAGCAGAAAAGATATTCAAAAATTACAAATTGAAATCGCAGTTATTAAATCAAAAGAGGGTAAATAGAAAACAATGCAAATCGTTACACTCACTAATTTAGGTTTTTGGGCAATTACTTTCTTTGTAATTGTTTTTTTTCAAAGCTGCTCAACTAGTATCCACGTCGATCGAGTCGATGCAAGAAATGAATTTTAACCTTCCAACCACTACCAACTCCAACACCAGAGGCAAAATGAAAAAACTAATCTTAGCATTATTTTTAGCAAGCTGTGGGGGCATCAAAGGAGACTCTATTAGTAACTCTTATAACGATTCGCATGATGATTCTCATGATCAAGGAATCCAAACTTGTAAGGCCGATTGCTCAATTAACAAAGATGGCGAAGTGGTTTTAGGTTACTACAGTTTTAATGGTGGCGTATGCGCCGAAAAAGTTATTGAAAGCTTAGAGCTTTGTAAAGTAGAAGAAGAAGATACACCTGAGATTCAGGTTGATGAAAATGATATCCAGGATGCACAAGATAACTTAAATGATGGAGTGTTGAAACATGGGTAAATTAAAAGAATTTTTCGTAAAAGAATTTTTCGTAAAACAATTTTTACTAATCTATGTCAAAGGCTTACTAGATAAAATACCAGGTAACGGCAGTAAAACAGTTATTGGTTTAGTCATATTGGTATTAGGTGCTATCGTTAGTGCCTTGCCTCAATATGCACAATACGTAATTCCCATGGCAGATTTTTTTAAATCAACTTAATCCAAACATCATTAAGGATGCCAATGTTATTAGTTTAGTCGTTAGCTCAGTTGGTGGCGTTATTGGACTAATCGGTATTGGACATAAAGATTTAAAAAAGATGGATGAAAAGATTAATGGTCTTCCACCTGCAAAAAAATGAGCATTGATTTAGAAGAAGCTAAGGAAGAAGTAAGAGATGAAAATAAAAATTTATGGGATATTACTTTTATTATTAAATTCATAATTAATTTATTTAAATGATCAATCCACCATTAGAAAAAACAGACGAAGAAATAGAAAAATCATATGCTAGTCTTTGCATTAGATATGAAGACATAATAAAAGAGCCTCTTGATAAAGAATTGCTTAAAAGTATTGTCATGGCTGAAATTGTTAAGCATAAAACAGAAATAATTATGAATGTTGTTTCTAATATTAAAGGAATTAATTTATTAAAATTTTTATCGGTCATAGATGGAAATAGACAAGAAACCAAGAAAGCCGACGGGCAGAAGTCTAAAAAGTCTAAATAAAATCCCTAAACAAAAAGAAGAAATTCTTTTGATGCTTAAAGGGAAAAGATACGACACAAATAAAACTTCCGCCGAAAATCAATCAGCCCTTAATAACGCAAAAATATTGTTCTTAAGAGATTTTGGTTTTGAAGATATTTTCATAGCTACAGAAATACCACCAGATATATTTAAATATCATGCATATGAAAAGCCAAATTGCTGGGTAAAAGAAAGAAATACACTAGTAGATCTCTTATTAGAAAATGCCGTAAAAGATAAATTTGAAGATGTTTTAGAAGTTAAAGGATTAACCGTTAGCGTTCTAAAAAGATGGGTATTGAGATTGGCTACAAGAGAAACTGAAATGGATTTTAAAGAAGCAAAATTAGCTTCTGAAATATTATCTAATTTTGATAAAATCGCTAGACTAGATAAAGGTATTCCTACGGAAATTAAAAGAGATATGTCCTTATCACCTCAAGAGCTAAGAAGCGAAATTAAAAAGAATTATTAAAATTAGCCTCGGTTGATAGCGTTGTAGATTATGTAGAAGAAAGTTCATATCCTAATGTTATTGTACATGAGAGAAAATGAGTATAATTACAAATCAAGAAATCGAAAAACTACGCTTAATTAGAGAGAAAAGAGAGCAGATAGAGCGATTGCATGATAATATTAAAACATTAGGCATTTCTTTGCATCCTGGACAAATAATTATCGCTAAAAAGCTATTCCAAGAGAATAAAAAGGACTTAATGATTCAGTGTGGTAGAAACTTCGGTAAGTCTACTTGCCTTGCTTATTGCGCTGTTAGATTTGCCCTAGAGAATCCCAATTCTCAAGGATATATTATTGCTCCTGAACGTGCACAAGCTTATGAAATCTATTGGGCACCTTTCATGATTCAAAATATGATACCAAGAGAGTTTCTACTTGATGGTGATGAAGCTTTCAATAAATCCGAACTTAGAATATTTTTTAAAAATGGCAGTTTTATAAAAATAACTGGCGCAGATAACCATACTGCCCTTAGAGGTATTAAGCCAGATTGGCTAGGATGTGATGAGTTTCAAGACTGGGAAACGGAAGCATGGACAGCTATGAGTCCTAACCTACTTGCTAAAAATGCTCCTGTCATAAAAATTGGTACCCCTCCAGATAGAGATTGCTTCTATACAAAACATAGAGAGTATATTTTATCTGAACTAAAAAAGGGCAATCCTAGATACTTTTACATGGAAGGACCAACAGCCATGAGTCCTAGATTCTCTCCTGAAATGATAGAGGAAATTAGGCAAGAATATGTCTTAAAAGGAGAGGAAGCAGTATTTAGACGTGAGTATTTAGCTGAATATGTGCCTGGCGGTGCTAAGGCAGTGTTTGGAACTCTTTGGGATAGAAAATATTATACTAGACGACATGATGAACTAATGGCCGTAGTCTCTAGGGATATACAGCAAATGAAATGGTTTACAGTTTCAGATCCAGGAACAAGTAGTTGTTTGCTGTTCTTTTGGCTGCTATAACCCATACACATCTGATATTTTTTATAGATGAAATTTATGAAAAAGNTAGAAATAAACATCAGCATTACAAATATGGGAAAGAATCAAAGCAAAAGAAATAATCTATATCCAAATCATCCTCAAAGAACTTTCTATAGAATAGCTGATGAAGCTGCTGCTTGGTTTATTAACGAAATTCAATATAACCATGGAGAATGCATAACTCCAACCCAAAAATCTTTTGGCAACTAAAAGAGCAGAATATTTCCACTATTAAAGATATATTGTTATATGATAAGCTTTATTGCTCAGATAGATTGTCTAGTTTTTGTTATGAGATGGATAATTTCAACAACAAAAGATAATGGCAATTTTGCAGATATAGATGATCACCTAATAGATTGTTTTTGCTATGCAATAGCTGGATTTCATTATTGCTTTGTAGAAGGTGCTAAATCTAATATACTACTGCCAAGAAATAGAATATTAGATATTAATAGCTTTAGAGAAAATAACTCTTGGACATCTAACATAGAAGGATTAGAAAATGAACCTGATTACTTTACTGACATTCACTAATTTAGCATTAATATTGTGTTGCTCTCGTATTATTAGTAAATATCGTAGTTCTAAATTAGAACTATCTAGAGCTTTTAAGGCTATTGATAAGCTTTATTTAAAAATAAATGAGGATAAGTCTATTTATCATGCTCAGATTAATAGCGCTCTTGGTCATTTTAATAAAGTTATTATTGAAAGCAAAATATCCAAAAACATGGCAAGTAAGGCGTTTGATAGAGCAATGGATGCCGTAATTAAGGTAAATGCCTTAGAAAAATCAACTCATAATATTCAATTTATTCCAGTTGAGGATAAAATAAAACAAAATACAAAAGTAGAGAATGGTTTAAGGAAATTATTTGATCCAGAAGACGAAAGGGCTATTTGATGATTTTATGATGCCTTTTGAAAATAACGAGGTAAGAAAATGAACAGAATAGGACCAGGAGCAGCAGATTTCTTAGATAACGTAGAAAATACTCTAAAGCCGTTTTTTACAGTTAATAGAGATGATGAGAAAAAATTATTAGAATGGCTAAACAGTAGCGTTAAAACAGCAGAGAGCTTTTATCAGGGATATTTCAATACTCAAATAGATAATGTTCTTATAACTAAAGGTATTCAATGGCTTAATCAAGACAGATATTCAAACAGATTCATTGATAGACAAGGCTTAATTGCTAGAAGAAGTCCTAAAGTAGTTATAAATCATGTGGGAGATTTTGTTGAGCAATGGGTATCTAGGCTTACTAGATTTAGGCCAGCAGTGGAGGTAAATCCTGCTAATCCAGAATATACTGATAAAGAAGATTCTAAATGTGGGCAATATGTAGTTGATCATACTTGGCGAGATAATAAAATGGATATTTTATTACAAAAGTATGCTCGAGTATTAAAAACTTGTGGAGAAGCATATATGTGGATTGAGTGGGATCCTACTAAAGGAGACATTCATCCTTCGTTCATAGAAGCACAAAAAAACAATAGACCTATTCCACTAAAAGATTCCATAGGTAATCAAGTAATGACAGAAAATGGCGATCCTATGTTTATAACAAAAGCCATTAGAATTGGAGATATTAAATATTCCATTCCTCCTACTTGGAGTATCCTAGACGAGCCTACATCAGATAGAGCAGATATAAATTGGTGTATAAGAAAAAAATGGGATGGATATTGATACCTTAAAAGCAAAATATCCAGACAAGGCAGATAAAATCAAATCTGGTATGCCAGAAACTGAAAATTTAGACTGGAGAACATCTTTACAAAATATAAAACAGGCACAATGTTTTATGAATTATTTCATAGACATTCTGAATTTATGGAAAAGGGAGCATATATTGCTTTTACAAAAGATGTAGTATTGGTCAATGCAGATCTTCCATATTCTGATGGAAAATTGCCATATATTTACATGCCAGATATTGAAACACCAGATGAGAATAGAGGTAATTCTTTTATTCAGCAAATCTTCCCATTACAGTTTCAATTAAATGCTTGTGCAAGTTTAATCTACAAAGCATTAGTGCTATTTTCTCATCCTAAAATTGTTATGCCTGATGGCTCTTGTGATATCAATCAGCTAATAAATGATTCTACAATTGTGAGTTATAGAGGCGGAGTTCCACCTACCTTAATGAATAATATGGCTGCTCCACAAGAAGCTTTTCAATACTTAAATAAACTGGAACAATCACTTGAAAAATTATCTGGTATATTTTCAATGTCTAGAGGTCAAGCTCCTAGCGGTGTTAGGGCAGCTAAGGCTTTAAGGGCATTAGAAGAACAAGAAGATAAAAGAGGTTATTCGGTAACAACAAAATTTAACGAAGTAGCAATAGTGGGCAATGCTGAAATGACATTATCTCGTGCAGGTCAGTTTTTTAAAGAAGATGATGGTAGACTTCTTAGAATTGTTGGTAAAAACAATCAGTTTCTTATTAAAAATTTAAAACATCTAATTTATCAAAACCATACGATGTTAAAATAGAAGCTTCTACTGCCTTGTCTAAATCTCCTGCTGGTAGAATACAAGAAATTATCGAACTTCAAAATGTTAGATTCGATCCAGAAGCTCCTTTTAGTAGATCTCAGTTTTATAACTTCTTAGATTTTCAAAATATAGATGAAATGAAAGATATTGCATCTAGAGCGGCCATGTGTGCGCAATCAGAGAATGAAGATCTTTTAGCAGAAAACTTCTCTAAAGTAGTTCCTCCTAGCATAGATGAAGATTTAATTACTCATTGGAAAATACATTTACAGCCTATTCAAAGTCGAGATTTTAAAGAATATGTTAAACCAGAAAATAAAAAAGCTTTAATAGAGCATATAATGTTAACAGAAATGCTTATTAGCCAAAAAGCAAAAGGAGATCCATTTAGTGTGCCTCCTAAAATTGGCAATCCTTTGTTTGCTCAAAAACTCGCAATGGAATGTCCAGAATTTCCTATTTACTATGTTGAACCTGTTCCACCAATGGCAATGGCTCCAAGCCCAATGATGGCAGATCCATTAGCTATGGGACAGCAACCAACATTAGATAGCCCACTTCCAATGCCAGTAGGACCATCAGAACCAATGAGTCCTATCCCAGATCCATTAATGGAAGGAGCTGACGTT